GCAACTTGCAAAAGTAGCTTATGTTTTAGATTTTGAAGAGGAAGAGTACGAGTACTTAGACACAATTTCAGGATATTAACAAAAGGATTTCATCATGGCAACTAAAAAAGCAGAAACTCAAAAAGAAGAATTAAAGCGTCTTAAAGCAAGTTATGAAAAAGACTTGAAAACAAAAAAAGAAGCATCATCTAAAGGCTTAACATCAAAAGGTTTTACTGCCGCAAGAGCACTCGACCGCAGGTTTAGTTTAAAAAGTGATTATGGTACTGGACAGAAAGTTAAAGACCTTGTAGAAAGTCAAAGGGCTGCTTTGAATGCTCGTTTAAATCAAAAAGAACAACGCATTGAAGACTTGAAAAAAGCCACAAAAGCTAAGAAATAAATTTCAGGATATTAATATGGATGATGACAACAAATTTGCTAACCCAAAGGTAGAAAACTGGGTTATTAACAAAGCCGATGAGTGGCGTGATCACTATCAGGCTAACTACGAGCAAAAGTTTGACGAGTACTACCGTCTATGGCGTGGTATTTGGGCTGCTGAGGATAAAACTCGTGACTCAGAGCGCTCACGTCTTATTTCTCCTGCCCTACAGCAAGCCGTAGAGTCATCTGTAGCTGAAGTAGAGGAAGCTACCTTTGGACGTGGTAAGTGGTTTGACATTCGTGATGACCGCAACGACAAAGACCCACAAGATATTGCTTATTTACGTGAGCAATTGACAGAAGACTTCCATTTTACCAAAACACGCAAGGCTGTTGCTGAGTGTTTGCTAAACTCTGCTGTTTTTGGCACTGGTATTGGTGAAATAGTCATCGAAGAAGTCAAGGAGATGAAACCAGCTACGCAACCTCTTATGGATGGTGCAATGCAAGCGGTTGGTGTTAACATTGTAGACCGTGTTGTTGTTAAACTACGTCCTGTTCTACCACAAAACTTCTTAATTGACCCTGTAGCTACTTCTATTGAGGATGCTTTAGGTGTTGTTATCGACGAGTTTGTACCCACACACCAAGTTAAGCTAGGTATCCAAAATGGTATCTATCGTGATGTTGATATTGAGACCGCAGCTACCGACATTAACTTGGAAGCAGACAAAGAGCTGTCTACTTTTGACGAAGATAAGGTACGCCTTACTAAATACTACGGTTTAGTGCCAAAACACTTGTTTAACGCTGCTATGTTAGACGAGGAAGATGACGATGAGATGTCTAAGACGCTGACATCTGATGACGATGATGAAGAAGAGGAAGAGGGCTACGTTGAGGCAATCATTGTTATTGCCAACGGCGGTAAACTACTCAAGATCGAAGAGAACCCCTACATGATGCAGGATCGTCCTGTTGTAGCGTTTCCTTGGGATGTAGTTCCCTCTCGTTTCTGGGGTCGTGGTATCTGTGAGAAGGGCTATAACAGCCAGAAGGCGCTTGATGCTGAGCTTCGTGCTCGTATTGATGCCCTAGCCCTTACCGTGCATCCTATGATCGCTATGGACGCTTCTCGTATGCCTCGTGGGGCTAAGATGGAAGTACGTCCGGGCAAGACTATCCTGACTAACGGCAACCCTGCTGAAATCCTCCAGCCATTTAAGTTTGGTAACCTAGATCAGGTAACCTTTGCTCAGGCGGGTGAGTTGCAGAAGATGGTTCAGATGGCTACAGGCGCTATTGACGCTGCTGGCATCCCCGGCACTATCAATGGTGACGCTGCCGCTGGTGCTGTATCCATGTCTATGGGTGCAATTATTAAGCGCCACAAGCGTACCCTGATTAACTTCCAAGAGTCCTTTCTGATCCCTATGATTGAAAAGACAGCATGGCGTTACATGCAGTTTGACCCTGATAACTACCCTGTTAGCGATTATAAGTTTGTACCTTCATCATCTCTGGGTGTTATCGCCCGTGAGTACGAGGTAACACAACTGGTTCAACTGTTGCAGACGTTGGGTCAAGATAGCCCAATGTACCCGATGCTGGTATCTGCTGTTATTGACAACATGGGTCTGTCTAACCGTGAAGAACTCATGGCTCAGTTGCAACAATCTATGCAGCCTAACCCAGAAGCAGAACAACAAGCACAACAGGCGCAACAGCAGCAAATGGAGCAACAGGCTCAGATGGCTCAGGCTCAACTTGAATTGGTACAGGCTCAAACTATGGAAGCGCAAGCCCGTGCCCAGAAGTATTCAATCGAATCTCAATTGGAGCCAGAGGTTGTTAAGGCTAAGTTGGCGGCAGCTCTCTCTACCAACCTACAAACAGGTAACGCAGATGAAGCTGAATTTGCCAAACGAGCAAAGATTGCAGACTTAATGCTTAAAGAGAAAGACATACAAAGCAATGAGCGTATTGCTACTATGCAAATGCAAAGTAAACAAAACGCTTGACAAATTGTTAAAAGTGTGGTATAATAGCAACATCTCTCCTAACAAAGAAAGGAAAAAGAGATGGACAAAAAGATTAAACCGTGCCCTGTTTGTCAAACTATTGAACACCCCAAAGCAGAGTCTAAAGGTTACTTATGTAAGCCCTGCTCTCGACAAAGGGCTACTCAGTGGAACAAAGACAACCCAGACAAACTACGAAACCGATATATTCAAAAAACTTATGGGATCTCTTATGAAGAGTACCAAGAAATGTTTGATAAATATGACGGGACTTGTTGGGTATGTCGAGAACCTGAAATTGACAAACATGCAAAAACAGGGGCAATTAAATCTTTAGCTGTAGACCACAACCATCATACTGGTAAGGTAAGAGGATTATTGTGTAGACGGTGTAATGTCTCTCTTGGACTTTTGAGAGATAGTACAGAGGTTTTAAACAATATGATTACTTACATGGAGAAATATGATGGCTGATCCTGAGTTACAGAAGTATTACGAAACGTTACTAGATTTGTTTTCCTCACAGGGTTGGAAGCAATATGTAGAAGATATATCCGACAATATGGATTTGCTTCAGGATATTACTACCATCCCAGACGAGAAACAATTCTGGTTCCGCAGAGGACAAATAGAAGCGTTGCAGCGAGTCCTTTCTTACGAGTCCGCTATTAAAAACAGCTACGAGGACTTTGAGAAGGAGCAATATGCCTAAGCGTATCTATGAGTTTATCTGCTCAGACGATCACATTACAGAAGCTTACATCGATTCGGAACTCCGAACAACCGAATGTAAAGTGTGTGGTCAACCTGCTATCCGTATCGTTAGCAAGCCTATGGTCAAACTTGAGGGCGTGACCGGAGATTTTCCCGGAGCAGCAATGCAATGGGAAAGGAAGCGAAACGAGAAGATAAAGCAGGAACAAAAGAGTGCCGCTTTAGATTAAGCATAAGCACATAATTATATTCCACAATGCTTATTTAGCACGGAGAGTTTAATGGCAACATTTATGGACGAAGGTGAAGAAGACCTACAACAAGGCGAAGAGTTTTCCTCTGTTGAAGAGGTAGAACAGGAAGCTCCACAGGAGCCAACCCAAGAAGACGATGACATTCCCGATAAGTACAGAGGCAAGTCTGTTAAAGATATTGTCCGTATGCATCAAGAAGCCGAAAGAGCTATCGGCAAACAAGGGAGTGAAGTTGGCGAACTTCGGCGCATTGTAGATGACTTTGTACAAACCCAAACCGTCTCACAACAACAACAAGCCCCAGCAGTCGAGGATGAGATAGATTTCTTTACCGACCCCGACCAAGCTATTGCACGAGCTATTGATCGACACCCTAAGGTTCGCCAAGCGGAAGAGCTTAACGGACAATTAAAGAGGGCAGAGGCGATGGCAAACCTTAAAAGCGCTCACCCTGATTTTACTGAAGTCGTTCAAGACGGTAGCTTTGGTGAATGGATTGGTAAGAGCAAAGTAAGGCAAGAGCTATTTAGTCGAGCTGATCGCAATTTCGACTTTGACGCAGCGAATGAACTGTTAACTACTTGGAAAGAACGAAAACAAGTAGTAGACCAGTCGCAAGCAGTCGAGAAGATTGAGCGTAAGCAAGCTATTCGTTCAGCATCCACTGGTTCAACCAAAGGATCTGGAGAAACAGCAAGTAAGAAAACCTATCGCAGAGCCGACATCATCGAACTCATGCGTACTAACCCTGACCGTTATCAAGAGCTTTCTGGAGAAATCATGAATGCTTATGCGGAGGGTCGTGTTAAATAAACATTATGAAAGATAATCATGGCAAATCAAGCATTTCCCGGTAGTTCTACAAGCGTTGTAACAAAAGCAAACGCTGGTACATTTATCCCAGAATTGTGGTCTGACGAAATCATCGCAGCCTACAAGCAAAACCTCGTTATGGCGAACCTCGTCTCTAAGATGTCCTTCAAGGGCAAAAAGGGCGACACTCTCCATAT